TTTATTTGCCTGTTGACTTCTTGGGGTACCACCGGTACATTACGGTCATGTTCCTTAGCCCTGTAACGGAGAGCAACATGACCCAGGTCATCTACAAGATCATCAACCTCGTAAACGACAAGTTCTACGTCGGAAGCACTACGAATCAGAAAGTGCGGTTTCGCCAACACCGTAAGTTGCTGCGCGGGGGCCGTCACCACTGCAAACATCTTCAAGCAGCCTGGAACAAGTACGGCGAAGAGAAGTTTGCTTTCCGGGTCATTGAAGAGGTCGCAAGTGTGGAGTCTTTACAGGGCGTGGAAGAACGCTATCTTGCAGAGCATGTCGGGAAGCCGTACTGCTACAACACCGGCCATTCGGCGGACGCGCCCTGGCGCAATGCGCCTGCCCACAAAACCCCTAACTTTGGCCGTCCTGTCGCCCCTGAGCAAAAAGCCCAAATCTCCAAGACCTTGAAGGAGTTCTACGCCGCCGACTACTTCAACCATCCCCGTGTGGGGAAGGCGCATACGGAGGAAACCAAGGAGAAGATTCGCCAAGCCAAACTGGCTAACCCACAGACACCATGGTTGGGCAGAGAGCGAAGCGACGAAACCAAGGCCAAGATCGGTGCAGCGCAGCGTGGCAAACCCAAGGCTCCGGGGCGAAAGGTGTCGGAAGAGGGGCGAGCCAAGATCCAGGCCAACATCGAGGCCGGGCGTAGCCACAAGCACTGGACGGGGCGTAAGCACACGGAAGAAGCCAGGGCAAAGATGTCCAAGGCGGTGTTTGTTATGCCTGACGGGCTGATGTTCCCAAGCCTGACCGCTGTGCTTGAGCGGTACCAGATCAAGATGCCGACGTTGCGCCGTGCATTGGCCTCCGGCAAACCCATTACCAAGGGAAAGTTGGCCGGATACTCGTTCAAGTACGGCGGGGTAAATCCTCAGTTCACGCTCACGGACAAACTTCTTGCGTTTCCCAAGAAGTGAGGGTATAAACACACCAGTCCAAGATTTCCCACTGCTTGCTGACCGGCTTGGCGGACTGACCTCACAGACAGCAAGCGCAATTGAGGAGCCTTCAATGGCACGCACTACCTTCTCCGGCCCAGTCAAATCCGATAACGGTTTTGAGGGCAGTTTCATTGGTACGCTGACGATCACGTCGGGCGGCAACACCATCACCACAACCAATTCTGCAACCAGCGGCACTTATCAGCCTTTGGTTGTTTCAACGGCCATGACCGGCGCTGGCGCTGATGGCGGTCGTGCAAAGTTTGACATGACCACCAATGTGGCTTTGGGATCGTTTTCCAATGCCCTGAAGGCGGAAGTCACTTACGGCGCGTCTGGTCGTACCACGGGCCTGGGCTCGGCATTTGTTGCTGAAATGACCTTGTCGGCTGGCACCTCCTCGGGAACCTATGCTCCTATTGAGATTGAACTCAATATGGGCACTGCGGGTTCTACGGGCACTTCTACGTCGCTCATTTATGCCTCCGTAAACGGCAACGCCGCTACCACATTTGACAGCAATGGCTTCATTATGACGCTTGCGGGCTTGACTGCTGGTGCTGCTGACGCGGTCGCCACCCCCGGCGCGACATTTGCCGCTACGGCAACTGGCACCGCCTTGGGTGGTGCAAATCTGCGTGGTCTGAAGGTCAAGATTGGAACTTCAACTTTCTATCTTGCTGCGATTCCTTCTGCAACTTACGAAGCATGAGCCTAACCAAAGAGCAATTGTTGGAAACTCGTCAGCAAGCAGTTGCTAAACGACAGCAATTGTTTGAGATGATTCAACAGGCTAATGGCGCAATCGACATGATTGATCACTTGCTTCAACAATTAGATCAAACAGAATTGGAGCCGCAAGATGATGCAAACTGACGTTAAATCGGGCACAGCGGCGGCGGCAACCAGTACGGCTGTCACGTCGTTCCGTGCCCGTATCAAGGCGCTTGCGCTGACCTACACCTCGTCTGCCGGGAACATTGCGATCACGGACGGCAATGGTGGGGCTACGCTGTTCTCGTTCACACCGGCTGCTGCCGCAGGTTCGTTGTACATGCTATTCCCTGGCGAGGGCATCCTTGCTGAGACTGGCATTTACGTGACCAACGGCACCGGCACCGCTGCGACGGTGTTCTATGGCTAAGAGCCCAGCATGGCAGCGCAAGGAAGGCAAAGCGGAGAGTGGCGGATTGAACGCCAAAGGCCGCGCCTCCTACAACCGCGCCAATCCTGGGAAGCCGGGTCTGAAAGCCCCTCAACCGGAGGGCGGACCTCGGCGCGACTCCTTCTGTGCTCGGATGAAGGGCATGAAGAAGAAGTTGACAAGCGCCAAGACCGCCAATGACCCGAACAGCCGGATCAACAAGTCCTTGAGGGCGTGGAACTGCTGACATGCCAAGCACAAGCGGTAAGCAGCACAGGTTCATGGCGGCGGTGGCGTCAAACCCCAAGTTCGCCAAGAAGGTAGGTGTCCCTACGTCCGTAGGGGAAGAGTTCATCCAGGCCGATAAAGGCCGCAAATTTTCAAACAAGGAGTCCGACATGAAGGGCATGAAGACAAAGAAGATGATGGGTGGTGGCTACGCCAAGGGCGGTATGGCCCCCTCCAAGATGGGCGCGGTGAAGACCGCTGCCCCCAGCCGTGACGGCGTTGCTGTCAAGGGCAAGACCAAGGGCACCATGGTCAAGATGGCCAAGGGCGGCAAGATGATGGGCGGGAAGTGCTGACATGATGCCCAGTCGCGGGATGGGGGCCATGCTCCCATCCAAGATGCCCAAGGGTGAGCGTAAGGCTCGGCGGGATGACACGGATTTCGCGGAGTACGCCGAAGGCGGCGAGGTGAAGTCCAAGGTCAACGAGGCCGGGAACTACACCAAGCCCGGTATGCGCAAGTCTCTCTTTGAGAAGATCAAGGGGCAGGCTACGCAGGGCACGGCGGCAGGGCAGTGGAGCGCCCGCAAAGCGCAGTTGCTTGCCAAGCAGTACAAGGCCAAAGGCGGAGGCTACCGTGACTAAAAAGTTTCCTGACCTGACCGGCGACGGCAAGGTTACTCAAGCCGACATCCTCAAGGGCCGTGGCGTTAGCGAAATGGCCAAGGGCGGCATGGCTAAAGGTGGCAAGTGGATCCAGTCCGCCATCAAGAAGCCCGGTGCTCTGCGTGAGGCTCTCGGCGCCAAGGAAGGCAAGCCTATCCCGGCCAAGAAGTTGGCCGCTGCGGCTAAGAAGCCCGGCAAGATGGGGCAGCGCGCTCGACTGGCGCAGACGCTCAAGGGCTTGAAGAAGTGAAAAAGCCGCAGCAGTCTCTGAAGGACTGGACGGCCCAGAAGTGGAGGACGAAGAGTGGTAAACGATCTTCTGATACGGGTGAAAGGTATCTTCCAGAGGCTGCGATCAAAAGTCTTTCCCCCCAAGAGTACGCCGCCTCAACCCGAGCAAAGCGAGCAGGCAAAGCCTCCGGCAAGCAGTTCGTAGCCCAACCCAAGGCCATCGCTAAGAAAACCGCGAGATTCAGATGACAACGAGTGGAACAGCGTCGTTCAACCTCGATCTGACGGAGATCGTGGAGGAAGCCTTCGAGCGTTGCGGGGCTGAACTGCGCACGGGCTACGACCTGCGTACGGCGCGGCGTAGCCTGAACTTGATGTTTGCCGATTGGGCAAACCGGGGCGTGAACATGTGGACGTTCGAACAAGGAACGATCCAACTGGTCCAGGGTCAGAACACCTACGCGCTGCCGGACGACACGGTGGACTTGCTTGAGCACGTCATCCGCACAGGTGCCAACAGCAGCAACAATCAGGCAGACCTGACCATTACCCGGATCAGCGTATCTACGTACGCCACGATCCCGAACAAACTGCAACAGGCCCGTCCCATTCAGGTGTGGATCCAGAGACTGAACGCGCAGACTTCGCCCACTGGGTATACGCTACCCGCGCTCATCAACAGTTCTACCACCACGATTACGCTCAGTTCGACCATTGGCCTTCCGGCCAACGGCTTCATCTTGCTCGACAGCGAACTGATCTACTACGGCTACATCAGCGGCAACACGCTCTACAACTGCGCCCGTGGGCAGCAGAACACGACGGCGGCGTCTCACGCAGCCAGTACCGCTGTTTACATCAAGCAAGTCCCGGCAGTCACGGTGTGGCCCACCCCGGACAATACGCAGACGTATACCTTTGTGTACTGGCGCCTGCGCCGCACGCAGGACGCCGGAGATGGCGTCAACGTCATGGATGTCCCGTTCCGGTTCATCCCGTGCATGGTGGCAGGCTTGGCCTACTACATGAGCATGAAGATTCCCAAGGCGCTGGAGCGCATG